AGATTTCCTCTTTTTTTAAGCTTTTCATACATTAAAGAAGAAGAAATTGATAAAGATCGGGCATTCTTATCAAGATCTATAAGATCCTTTTCTATTGCCTTTTTAGTATGTTCTTCCCATTCAGGTAAATCTATAACATCCGGCACGAAATAGATTGTATCGTATTTCTTTTTAAGAACTCTTCCTACTTTATCTAAGTATTGTTTTGTAGGCCTAATAAACTCAACAGGGCAAGAAGATACTCGTATTCCGTTAGATATAAAATCTTTGTATCGTTCTATATGAGGATCTACTGTTTCATTTCCTTCAATACATCCAGAAAAGAGTATAATATCCCCCCGAGGAGATATCAACGAAGCAAGATTGTGCCGTTTAGTAAGCAAATCTAGTATCTCATATCTTATACCGTCATTCTCTATAACATTACTTAATTTTGCTGTTTCTATCCCTTGCTCTTGATACCCCTTCAATTGACCATAAGAAAAGCAGGTATTCCCCAGTGTTCTAAGATTTTTCAATATGGCTGACTTATCCATGTCAGCTGAGGCTATAAGATCTACCCAGCTCCTGAATTCTTCTACCATCAATATATCTGAGAAATCTTTTATTTCCCTGGCATAGACATTTCTTGATACCTGCAAAAAGTTGGTGGATCCATATGCCCAAAGTTTTCCCTGAAGATATATTCTACCCAATACATCTGAAATTTCTTTTCCTGTTGCTTGTATCTCTGAAGCAAATTTTCCATTTGATCTTTTATAGGTTACTTCCAGTTTATCATTGTAGTTTGAAAGTATCGTTATGACTTCTTGAGGTACATTTTTAGATTGTAAACTTTTCTTCCAGTCCTGATCATCTATTAGTATTAAATCTTTTGATATTTCTACTGCATAATTATTTTCATCTTCCTGAGTATAAGTTCCGTATTCTTTTATATTATCCAGTGTAACAAAATCTCCATCTGGTTTTAATGTGGGCGGTTCATCCATACGAGCTTCTTTCTTCTTACCGAACTTTAATCTATCCATTATTTTTGAAGCCATTGCTCCTAATGGAGCTCCTTGCCCTCCAGGTAAAGGCGCAATCGATTTTACTCCAAATTTTTCTTCCAGCTCTCTCTGCTTTTCTTTATTCGATAATTCTTCCTCTAAAGTAAGTCCCATTGCTGTCAACATTGTTAATACAGATACGGGACCTTTTCCATTAGAATAAACATTATTTAAAAAGGTAAGATATTGCTGATCATCTCGTAGAACTAATTTCTTATCCCATATTATCTGAGGTAGAATAAGTCTTTTGTTAAGTTCTTCTCCTTTTCTTGTTACTCGATACTGACCTACTATTTCCCTGGCATCCCTCTGATACCATCCATTCTTCTCAGCCATTACTCTTAAAAATTTATCTCGTAAAAATTTTATTTCAAAAAGATCCCTTTTTGCTTTATATCGTGCCAGTGCCATTTGTAATCCAACATTGGCAGAATTAAATGTTCCTATATTATGTACTAAGTAACTATGAGAATTCTCTACAGTAAGATTATAGACTTTCTTGGTATTTTTTACTACTTCAACCGATTTAACCATAACGTATACATAATTATCATCAACCCACGCTTTTTGACATTGAAACTTTTTCTCTGTTTCATCTAGCACTTTTGAATCTTCTCCCCAAACCAAGTTAGCCAGATCAAGTGCAAATTTACCATGAAAATCTAATCGATAGGTTGTTCTCCTTTTATAAACACTAGTTAAATTTCTTATCCTGTTATTCTGTATTGTCCAATTAGCAATAAATCCTAACTGTGCTAGTATAAGTTCCACTTGATACGCCAAAACTTCAGATGTTGTAGTATACATAACTACTTTGGATGTCTGACTACCATCCCCTCTAAATATTCCCTTAATTAATTCTTCCTTTAAGAAAAGGGGCCATCTCATAATATCTTCAGATAATTTCTTACCATAAGAGTATTCCCCAGCACTTTTCTTAAACCATATAATAAGATCTTTGAATTCTAATCTATTTGCAGAACGTAAACGTATTGTATTCTTTTTATTGTTTTCTTCAATTTGAACAATAGGCAATCCAATCTTTTTACAAAGGTCTAAAGCATCTTTCACTAAGGTATCTTTTTCTTTAACATTAAAAGTTAAATTAATCCCAGTTAATTCCTTTGTCGTATGATGTTTTGAATAGTTACCCTCAGCCAAGAAGTATCCTAACAATCGTGCTTGCTCCCTGGATGTGTTTGTCTTAATTTCAGAAAACTTTCGGGGAATCATCAAATAATCATATTTTTTAATTTCAGATGCTTGAAGAGTAATATTAGGATCATATCCTTCAGGAAGTCCTGCTACTGTCGTGTGGCCAAAACATTTTACAAAAGATACTTTATTAAAAATAACTTTATTTTCAGTTCTTCCTCCAATACGAGCTCCAGAGTGAGCATACATCTTTCCAGTCTTAATTTCTTTCCCGCAACCACAAGCACAGTTCCTAGGCCATGCCCATATCGGCCATTTGTGATTAGAAGTGCATTGAAATTCTTTTCCACCCCATAATTTAATATTAACTAAAGTTTCAGGTACTCCTTCACACCAATTATCAAGTACCTTCTGTGAAGTTCCATTTTTATCAATAACGAAAGTATCTTTAGAAATGTTCTCTATATTATTTTTACCATCCGGTGTTGTTACTTGTGTTCCTTCAGTAAAACAAGCGTAATTCTCACCTTTCATCAAAAAATCTTCACTGATTCCAAGAGCCATGCATTTCTTTTTATTTATCTCGGTCCACTCAGTATCCATTTTCATAAGCTTATCAGCTACAGTTATTATATCAACTTTGAGACCATAATGATATATCAAACTAAAATTTGGGTCAAAGTTTGCCTGCTGAAGCATCTGAGCCAAAGCCTTCTGATGGTTTGCATTCGGTATCCATCCTTTATTTTCATCACCAAGTTTAAATATCTTCAGCGGGTAAATAAAGTTATCAGCAATCGTAATCTGCGCTTCCCTAAGTTTGTCCTCATATTGGAGCAATCTGAACAATCTGCGCAGTATAGAAGTACCTCGTAGATCATAAGGGTTACTTCTCCGAGCTATGTGCGTGGTACAACTGGGGCTGAGCATGATATTTCTACCCGTAAGTACTCTTTTCACAATATCCTGAGGAAGACGTTTTTTAAGTTGTTGGTCTTCAGGTCTTCTTGAATGAACCAAAGATCTAAGTTCTTCGTCTGGAGTTAATTCTAATACGGGATCTCTATCAGCAAAAGGTGAATATTTAACTTCAATAAAGTCAGGATTGTGAATTACAATACTATCCCACATTCCTAGAGAATCACTCCAGTTTGTATAAATAAAGACTTCTCCAACTTTCATATATTCAAGATCAATCAAAGGAAGCATTGAAAAGAAATTTGTTTTATCAAGGCACTCATCAATAGCTCTTTGAATAACAGGATCATCTACTCGTAACTTTGCTCTAGAATAAGGAAGTTCTGCATGAACATCCAAAATAGCTCCAATCATTTCATCATGGTCATAAAACCATCGACACCATCTATTATTCCTTTTTATATCTTTGGGAAGATAGATAGCTGTAGTAGTAATTTCAGGATCATAAAATCTACGAGTAGGATTTCTCAGTATATTAGCAGATGACTGCATTCCCATAAAAGAAGAAGTGTTTACTGTTCCTGTATAAGAAGAAGTACTCTGCTTATCTCCACGATCATCTTGTACTGCTGCAGAATGAACATCTCTTGGTAGAATTATATCAAAATTATCTCGATAACCTGAAATAGGACTATTTTCATTTTTTAGTTCATCTGCCACGGGTTATCCTCCCCATTATGTTAAGATAAATAATATTATTATTTACCCTTTCTATATATTGATACTACTTTTCACAGCCGAGCGGGATTTTATACTCACTATTTATTTTTTAGATTACTTAGGAACATATGTATGACCTAGTATATCTACCATTTGCTTATACTTCTCTTGAATCTCTCTAGGAAGAGACTTTACCTCTGTGTCAGTCATAGATGTTGGTTTTGTAACTATGAAATTAACACTTCCAGGAATACGTTTTTTCTCTCGTAACTTAGAATCCTGAGGAATACGAACAATAGATATTCCTGGCCATCCATATGCATCTGGAGCCGTAAGTTCTACAGGTATATTAGGATTATTTGAAAAGTATCTCTCTTCCGTCTCAAGTTTAGCAGGCTTTGAAGGCTTATAAGTTGATTTTTGTGCAGTATCTAAATAATTCGTCATAAAAGAAATAATCTCTTTAGATTTCTTTCTTTCATCCTCTGTAAGACTTTCCGGAGAATACAAATATTTAAAAACTATTTTATTATCGGGACGAGTCTTATCTGCAAAATTTACAAGTTCCGCAGCTTTATACAATTCAGAAACATCGTCCATCGATATTATCTTATAATCTTTACCTTTTCTTTCTAAGAT